TTCACAATAGAATTAGACGAGGTCGATGAACAACTTGAACCAGAATACTGTCCATTCTGTGGTTCTTCAGACATAGGTCCATATGAAGACCTTGAAGATGAAGAATTAGATTATGAAGAGTGATAACGTTAACATGGGGTGTGTTAATATTCAAGATTATTGTTAATATAATAATGAATAAATAACTCCATGTGGAGTTATAAAGGTGAGGAATTCACGACTGAAATGATCGGAGACGATATAGGCTTTGTCTATATTGTAACTGATAAAGTAACGGGAATGAAATATATTGGGAAGAAGAACTTCTTTTCTAAGGTCACAAAGCCACCTCTTAAAGGCAAGAAGAGAAAGCGCAGATCATTAAAAGAGTCCGACTGGAAAACTTATTGTGGTTCAAGTGAGACTGTCAAAGCTCTTGTTGAAGAGAATGGTTTAGATCATTTTGAACGAGAGATATTACATCTATGTAAGAGTAAAGGAGAAATGAGCTATATTGAAATGCGCGAGCAAATTGTGAGAGATGTTCTATTGAAACCTGATGAATATTTGAATGGTTTTGTTGGTGGAAAAATTCATCGAAATCATTTGAAGAATATGTGGATTAAAGAACAATAAAAGATTTGACATATGATACATTGAGTGATATAATCAGCATCTGATTCAAAATAATAGAAATATCACAAAAATTACATCATGACAATTATAGACTACTCGGCGATTGCCATCGCGGCAATCTTCTCACAAGATCGACCTCAAGAAATTGAAGAAGGTCTTATTCGACATATGATTCTCAATCGAATTCGTATGTATAATCTAAAATTCCGAGAGGAATATGGCCAGACGGTTATTGCATGTGATGGTGGTTCATGGCGAAAAACTGTTTATGAGAATTACAAAGCAGGTCGTAAAAAGAATCGTGAGGAATCACCACTCGATTGGGGCGAATTCTTTCGTCTAATTAATCTCGTGAGAGATGAACTCAAGGAATATCTACCTTATCCAGTTGTATGTATACAAGGAGCAGAAGCAGATGATGTCATCGCCGTTCTATCAGATGGAACACAAGAGTTCGGTAAGGATGAGCCTGTGATGATCGTATCTGCTGATAAAGATTTCCTTCAATTACATAGGTACAGCAATGTAAAACAGTTCAGCCCTATGAAAAGAGATTTGATCACAGTTGATGATCCATTATACTATCGATTCGAACATACTTGCAAGGGTGATTCCAGCGATGGTGTGCCAAATATTCTAAGCCCCGATAATACATTCGTTGATGGGCTTCGTCAAAAGCCAATGCGAGCTAAGAAGATTCAAGAATGGTACGAGAACAAAGATAATCTTGAATCTGTTATGGATCAAGAAACCCTAAGAAACTTTCAACGTAATCAGAAGGTAATCGACTTGTCATTTATTCCAAAGGAGATCACAAATCAGATCGTTGAAGAATATGAATCACAATCAAATAAAAGAAACAAGGATATTCTGACATATCTTGTCGCAAAGAGATGTAATATGCTAATTGAAGCCGTGCAGGATTTCCAAAATAAATAAAATTATGAGTAAAGAACAAAAAACCCTCAATGAAATATTCACAAGTATACAGGAAGCGAAGACTAGAGCAGAGCGGATAGAAATCTTGAAGCAAAATGATTCTTTTTCACTTCGAACTGTATTACAATTAAACTATGACAGTGGAATCAAGCTCGACCTTCCAAAAGGGAAGCCACCATTCGCCGTGAATGAAGCGCCTGCAGGTCAATTGGATAAGACAATCAAGAGAATTGGATATTGTGTAGTCAATAGTTCTATGTCAAAACTAAAGAAAGAATCTAATTTCATTTCTATCTTGGAAAGTGTATCAGAAGAAGATGCTAATATCATCTGTAGAGCAAAGGATAAGAAGATAGAAAAATTATTCTCTCGTGTATCTGAAAGTCTTGTAAAATCTGTATTTCCTACACTGGTAAAATGAAGGAATACGAATTGAGAAGAATCATTGATGATCTTAAAAGAGAAATCTTATTACTCAATAAAAAGATCGCAGCAATCGATGAAAGACACTATAAAGAAGATATTAAAAAATTTGACAAATCTTAAATAAAGTATATAGTATATACTATGAATATCTTTGCCTTATCTCCTGTACCAGAAGTTGCCGCTAAATGGCATTGCGATAAGCATGTGGTCAAAATGATTCTTGAATCAGCACAAATGCTTTCAACAGCTCATCGTATACTCGATGGCGAAGAATCAAGGCGACCTTCAGTTTCTGGTAAAACAATGTCACGATATTGGGAATTATCAGATGAAAGAGAAGATACTTTATATAAAGCTGTTCACATGAAACATCCATCTACACTATGGACGATGGAATCACATATGAATTATAAGTGGCACTATCAATTATTCAAGTGTCTATGTAAAGAATACACCTATCGATATGGAAAGATTCACATATCAGAAACAAAGCTCCTTGATGTTCTAAAAGATATACCAAAGAATATTAAGAAATCCTATATGACGCCCTTTGCTCTTGCAATGGGGTCGAACCCCGAATGTATGGATTATGATGATCCCGTTGGTTCATATCAAGAATTCTATCAAACAAAACAAAAGAGATTCTCAATGACTTGGAAGAATCGAGAAACACCACATTGGTTTAAAATACATAAATAAGACATTATGACATACGATTACTATTGCGATAAATGCGACAAAGTATGGGAGGAATCCCATTCTATCGCTAACCGAGATGAACCTGTTGGAAAGCCATGCCCATGTGGAGATGGCGGCACAGTTAAACGAGGTGTATGTGCACCTGGATTATCATATGAAGGTTCGGTTGGAACAATTAAACGAGCAGGAACTGAATGGAATGATGTCTTAAAAGGAATCAAGAAAGCAGCTGGTAAGAAATCCACAATCGAACATTATTAACCACATAGAAAGCGAGATATAATCGCGGTGGAGATGTTTTTTCTTTACAGAAGAGAATAAGTGTGATATAGTTATACTATAATAATGATAAAACTATGGAAGAAGCACTAAAACTAATACTTGAAGCAATGACTTTTCGCATACAGAGTGAGAAGTCTTATGAAGAAAAATCTATTGATTCTTTCGTTGCATACAATAAGGCAAAATCAATCGCTAAAGAGCGAATGCTAAATGCAATAGAAGAACTGTAACTAGACAATAATACTATGAAACTCTTACAACAAAATATTAAAGTCTTATGCTTCATCACACTTTGTGGATGTATCGGTTATGGATTAGGCAACCCAATAGCAGGAGCTGTTTGTGGTTTAGCAATCGTCTCACTTGTCACAATAGTATTATAAGATTATGAAACACACAATAGAACAAATTAAACTTTGGGGCATCAGAGATTGGCTATTATGCTTTGCTCCGAAACCAATCAGCTATATCGGCAATCTTTATGATTGGATTTTTCCAAGATATCGTGAAACCCTTTTAGATAAAGTGGGTCTTTTCTTTAAGCCTCGACAGCGATGGATTAAAAATCACATTGAATATAATCATTGGTGTGATAAAGTTGAACTCATTCCAAAGTTTCTCTTTGGTTGCGTTATTCATTATGTTGATGAAGAAAAGTGTTTCGAACGTATTGATTGGGATTCTGACCCAGAACATAAAAAGTTCGCTAAAGAACTAAAGAAGTGTTATGAGTATGCGAAGAATGGTCGAGACAATCTTGAAAAACAGATTGATGAAGCTTATCCAGAGTCTAGTAATATAACATCTGGAAGTTATGAAGAAATGTATGGTGAAGTGAATCGCTTAGAAACAGAGCTTAGAAAGTTAGATAAACGTTATATGACTTGGATTGTAGTTAATAAACACTTTATGTGGGTATAAAAATTATGGATATAAAAGTAATACAAGATGCGCAGATCACATATCAACGAACTTGTTGGAATGTGGCTGTAGAATATAAAGATGAGAAATATATTGTCCTTTCTGATGAAGATGATAATGGAGGAGATGTTTCTTTATATGAATATGATACATCAAAGCCATATAATATAGGTGAAATCATAAATGATGATGCTCTATATGATGAAATCATTGAAACACTACTTGAATCGGGTGAAATGGGTTCTGGAATGACGAAAGGAACAATTGTATAATTAAATTATGTCGGAAGCAATAATCGATAAGATAAACCAAGTTTGGAAAGATGCATATGGTGATGAAGCGGTCTATAAGACTGATGATCATGCATTATGTGCACGGATTCAATCATTAGCAGATGATCGAGCGTGCTGGTTAAGTAATGCAAGAGTATTGCAGAAGGAATTGAATAAATTAAGTTCTTGACAAAAGAATTAAACCATTATATAATTACATTATGAAAATTACATTAGAACATCACGAAGAAAAGTTTACTTATGAAAGTAAATATGATTCATTGGATTTGCGCGAACTGACTGAGAAGTTGTATGCTTTGTGCATTGCCGCTGGCTATCATCCAGATGCTATAGGTGAGTGCTTTTATGATAAAGGTCAAGAAGCGACCGAGCATCTTTATCCTGGTGGAGCTGAGCATCAAGATGACTGCCTTGAAGAATATGAACCGAATGAAGATGAATCGATTGTAGTTAAAAGTCGATATGGTGATGAAAGAAAATTCACTATCTTAGGTATGAATTGCGTTGAGTATTCCTTTGAAGATGATGGGCATGTTGGTGGCTCAAGAGATGCTGATGGTAGCCTATACTCAGTTGACCCAAGTGGTGGACCATTTATCTCTATTGGCACAATGCTTGGTAATATGCATAAAGACCTAGAAGGCTTAACTGTTACAAAAATTAAAGCGGATGAGAATAAATCAGGTGTATATTACCTTACGGTAAAATAAGAATATATGAAAAAAGAACCATACACTGAACCTCCAGGCTACGTGCAATGCAAGCCTGTCGGTCAAGATATGATTCGCTGCCATCGTTGCGGATGGGAAGGAAAAAGGCTGTATTTAGACGTAAACCAGGAAGGGATAGCTTGCCCGAAATGCCCGCAATTTAGGGATATTCACGCTTCGCTTTCTATTATGGCGAATAAATAATTTTATGAATAACATACCAGACAATTGGGTAGTAGTAAAAGTCGATGAAGATTTCTATAAAGTTCTTGCAGGATGGAGTGGAGGTTATCTCGATGGTGACAGCTGGAGACTTAATAGCGGTATCTCTGAAGTAAAAGATGATGGAGACTATTGGCTATTCATTGGGGCAAGCGGTAGTGTTTATCAGTGTCATAAAAAAGGTTATGGTACAAGAATGAATATCGCAGGGCAAGCGAAGCAGTTGCAAGAACTTGGCTGTGAATTAATGCCTGAAGAAACAGATTGGATGAAATTAGTATAAAATCAAACAATAAAATTATGAGAAAAACAAATGGTATTAAAGTAAATGCAGAATTAGATGATAAAGCCTTCGCTGTTGGAGATTTTATTCAGCAGTTAGGTGAAGTACAAGACCAGAAGTTCGAAGCTCTTTGGAA